TCGGAGTGGTCAAAGACAATTGAGATTCCCGGAACTGCCAACAACAACAAGATATTCTCTCACTTGTTTGAGGTAGAGCAGACCGTCTACGGCACATCGTTCAACCCAAACATCAAAGCGGATTGCATCATCTATGCAGACGGAGTTGAGCAGTTAAGAGGGTTCTTGAGATTGCTATCCATCAAGGTTGATGACTCAACACACATTACCTATGAGGTAACTTGTCACGGACAATCAGCGGATTTCTTCACGACCATCGCAGAACGCAAACTCAACCAATTAGATTTCAGCGAATACAACCACACTTTGTCAAGTGGTAACATCATTGATTCTTGGTCAAGCCAAATATACAAGAACGGAAGTACACAAGCATTTGCATATGGCGATGGCTATATGTACGCTATGATTGACAAAGGGCATCCAACAAATATCTCAATATGGGATGCAAGTCAATTCACTCCTTCGCTTTATGCCAAGACCGTAGTTGACAAAATATTCACCAATGCTGGATTCACCTACACCAACGATTCATTCTTCAATAATGATAGATTCAAGAGGTTAGTTATTCCAGCACCATCTTCGCTGACTGCAAATGCTGCGACATTGGAATCACGCAGATTCAAAGCATCACGCACAACATCAGCACAATCACTTGACCTGAACTCAATCCTGATATTTCAAAACGATTCAACATCGGGCAACTACGACAACGGCAATAACTACAACAACACAACCGGTCAATACACCGCACCAGTCGGAGGAAGTTATGTTTTTGACTTGGACTTGTCAATCAATTATGCATCCACAGGATACACGCCAACCTATCAAGAAGATATTTGGTTGGTCTTTGGATTGTATGTCAATGGAGTATTGAAACAAACAAGCACGGTGACAGTTGACTTTGGTTCACCATCATTCAATGTTCAATTATACTTCACACCACTTGCAGTCTTTGGAAGTAATATAATTGACATCCGCTTGGCTCAAGTATGGGATCAAGCCAATTTGCACAATCTAACAAATTCGGAATTTCAGGTTGACATCGGAGTTGGCTCAAATATGGAGAGCAACCAATCCGCATACACTTATGGCTATGGCGAGACGGTTGATTTTTCTGCATTCCTTAACTCCGAAGTAAAGCAAAGCGAGATGCTGATGTCGTTTGTCAAGATGTTCAATTTGTACATTGAACCCGACAAGGACAACCCAAAGATGTTGCGTTGTGTTCCACGAGATGACTTTTACAATGGTGACAATGTTGATTGGACTGCCAAATTGGATTATTCTCAACCTGTTGAGATTGTTCCTATGGGAGAACTTGAAGCCAATCCATATGTCTTCCAGTACAAGGAAGGGAAGGACGATGCGAATGTATTGTATCAGGAATCATATCAAACAACCTACGGAAGTCGCACATATAAAGTTGACAACCAATTCATCAAGAGCGAAAAGAAGATTGAAATTGCCTTCACTCCTACACAAATAAACTCATACAACAACCAAAAGAACTTTGTCTTGTCATATGTCCCAAACTACCAAGACGGTGATTTGAGAGTGTTGTATTTCGGTGGTGTGGTTAGTGGAGTCAACTGGATGCTATACGCACAATATGCTGGTGTTGGTTTGAACTACCAAAACCGCTATTCTATCCCTTTGACTATTCACTTGGATTCAATAAGCAATCCAACCTTTGACATCAACTTTGGAATGCCGAGAGAGATTGGTCTTGGTGCTGGGTATAAGTATACCAACTCAAACCTTGTCAATAATTACTATTATCGCTTTTTGAGTGAGATTACAGGATCCAATTCAAAGTTGTTGAGAGCATACTTCCGCATCACTCCAAAGGATTGGTTGAACTTGTCATTCTCGGATGCGTATTTCTTTGAGGGTCAGTATTGGCGGTTGAATCAAATCGTTGACTACAACCCAATAGAAGATGGCGTGTATTTGTGCGAGTTCTTGTTGGCACAATTCATTGAACCAGCGACCATCGTACAAAAGACAATCGGTGCAGGTACTGCTGGTCAAACCGATGCAGAATCCGACATCTATCCCGGTGGAGATATCCCAATCAAACCCGGCATCAAAGGCGTAACCGTTGGCGTGAGTCAAGGCGGTGGAGGAATAATGCAAGGTGATGGAATAATTCAAAACAATAATGTTACCGATAGTTTTGCAGTTGTATCAAAGAACACAACATTTCAAGCTGGGACTGATGGAAGTGGTGCGATTGTATGTAATGACTTTGTAATTACAAAACCCGATACGCTCTATATTGGAAATTATGAGATGTATCCTACATTCTTGAGTGGTGGGAATGTCAAGACGATTACTGCAAACTACACGGCAACCAAAGATGACTATTTGTTTTTAGTTGATACAACTGCTGGAAGCGTCACAATTACTTTCCCAAATCCAAGTGGATTGAGTGGAAAAACATTCATTGTCAAGAAGATTACATCAGGAAACCAAGTGACTATAGACACAACAGGAACTGCAAAGATTGATGGCAACGACACACACACCCAAAATTCACAATGGTCAGCACATACTTTTGTGACTGATGGAACAGATTACTTTATAACTGGACAACACTAATATGGCACTAACGGCAGCAATAGACCTAACGGTCAAAAAACCTGACTTCAAGTCAATGAAGGCAGAAATCAGAGAGTTAACCATTGCAGCACAACAAGCGGTGATGCAGTTTGGTGAGTTTTCACCTGAAGCAATCAGGGCAGAACAAGCACTTGCACAAGCTCGTGACCGAATGGAGGACTTCAATGACCGAGTTGCAGCGGTAAATCCTGACAAGTTTGCTCAAATCAACACGGTTGTTCAAGGGGTTGCTCGTGGATTTCAAGCAGCACAAGGAGCAATGGCTCTCTTCGGCAACGAGAGTGAGGACTTGCAGAAGACAATGGTCAAGTTGCAAGGTGCAATGGCATTGGCTGAAGGACTTGAAGGACTCGGAAAGGTTCAGCAACAATTTGGAGCATTAGCCAATACCATCAAAACTCGTGTTGTAACTGCGTTCAGTACCTTGAGGGGTGCAATTATGGCAACTGGAATCGGGGCATTGGCAATTGCATTGGGATATGTTGCGACAAACTTTGACAAAGTAAGTCAAGCGGTATTGAAATTCATTCCCGGACTCGCTCAAGTTGGAAAGATTATTGGTAATTTGGTTCAAAGGTTTACGGATTTCATTGGTGTAACATCAGCAGCAGAAAGGTCATACAAGGCATTCTCTAAATCCATCACCACAACCAACGAAGAGATTCAAGGTCAAATTGATTTGCTATCCGTTCAGGGAAACAAAGAACTTGAAATCTTTGAACTCCGAAAGAAAATCATCAATAACCAGTTAAAATTGATTGCAAGAAGAAAAGAGTTAGGCGTTAAATTGACCGAAGATGAACTTGAAGAGGAAGCAAGATTGTATCGTGAATTAAACAACAAATTGAAGGTAACGGATGCAGAGCGTGACAAATATGTGGCAGACAAAGCAAAAGAAGCTGAAGAAAAACGCAAAGAACATCTCAAGAGATTACAAGATTTAGACTATCAAATTCAAGACGAACAACGCAAAAAGAAAATTATCAACGCAAAGGATGAATATGATAGATTAGCGGCAGAACAAGTTGGTCAAATTGAACAATTATCAAGATGGTATGCAGAGCAAATTGCAATGGCAAAAGGCAATGACGATGAGATTCAAAAGATTGACAAATTGTATGCAGAAAAATCACTTGCAAATGAGGCAGAGTTCAACCAGCGGAGAGTTGAACTGAATAGAAAAGCGGATCAACAAATAATGGATGCCAAATTGTCAATGGCAAAAAGCACCGTTGACGGCTTGACTTCATTAAACACCATCTTGTCCAACGAGGAGAAGAAAAGAGAGAACATTCAAAAGGGGATTGCATTGGTAGAGATTGCCATTGATAGTGCGGTTGCGTTTTCAGGTTTGAATGCTGAATCTGCACAAGCATCAGCAAAGGTCGCTGGTATTCTCGGACCGGCAACTCCGCTATTCACCGCAGCGTATTATGCACAAGGTGTTGCAAGAATTTTGGCGAATGTCGCAAAGGCTAAACAAATACTTTCAGGAGGTAGTGGTCAAGGTCAAATGGTAGGAGGTACGCCAATTGGCATCAATCCAACAACTATCACTTCATCAACACTTCCAACCGAAACAGGAATAGGATTCCCAACAAGAGTATTCGTGACCGAAGGGGACATCTCACGCACACAAGCAAGGGTCGGAAACACCAAAAGAGTGTCCGTTGTAAAATAATGCTATTTGAATAGGATGAAACTACCAGTTTACAAATTAGACATCAACGAGTGGGACGAGGAAACAGGCATTGATTTTGTTTCTCTTGTGGAATCTCCAGCTATACAAAAAGACTTCCTCGCATTCAACCAAGAGTTTGTTGAACCAAACCCAAATGAGAGCGAGGACGAGTTCATCGGTCGTTGTGTATCGGTGTTGATTAACGAAGGGAAAGACAACGAACAAGCAATTGCAATATGCTACTCATTATGGGAGCAAAAACAAGCCTTTGCAAAAATCTCCTATGATTGGGATGGAGTTGGCTCAACTGCTGAAGGCAAAAAAGCAATCCTTGATTCAATAGCAAATGGCGATGAAGTATTCATCATTTCCGCTCGTGATTCCGAAGAGAACATCAACATTGATATTCCGAGTGACCATATCTTTGCAACTGGATCAAATCAAGCCAAAATAGAGAAAATCAAAGAACTTGGGATTGTCAAGCATTATGACAATAACCCTGATGTTGTCAAAGCACTTGGCTCAAAAGGCCAAAAGTTTACATTCCAAAACGACTATCCACAAGCAGCAATTGACAATGCCATCCGTGGAATGGAATTGAATGACAAGGTCAACAACAAATGTGCTACATTGGTAGGCAAAGCAAGAGCAAATCAACTTGCCAACCGTGAGAACTTGTCAATGGAGACCATTCAAAGAACATACTCTTATTTGAGTCGTGCGAAGGAATACTACAACCCCGATGATACCGAAGCGTGTGGAACAATCTCCTACCTGTTATGGGGTGGAGAAGAAATGCTCCGTTGGTGCGAAAGAATGCTGAAGGTAGAAGGTCAAAAGTTTGCCATCCAAGACGAGGAGAAAAGAATCGTAACTGGAGCAGCAATGATTGCCGACCTACCCATCTATCGCAGAGACGATATCCGTGGTGAATACTATGTCGTTTTTGACAAGGAGAGCATCTTCAAGATTGCCAAGAAATGGGCAAGGTCAAACAAGTACGATGCGGTCAACGCACATCACCGCACTCCGATAATGGATGGCGTGAGTTTGTTTGAGTCATACATCATTGACCGGGAAAGAGGAGTGATGCCACCAAAAGGATTTGAGGAGGTTGCTGATGGATCGTGGTTTGTCTCTTACTTGGTTGACAATGACGATGTATGGGCAAGAGTCAAAGATGGCGAGTTCAAAGGCTTCTCCGTTGAGGGAGTTTTTGACTTTCCTGAAGACAAAGATGAGCAATTACTTGAGGCATTGAAACAAGTCCTTTCCAAGTGGGATGGCAAATAAAATTGCAACACCGAAACATAAACTCTAATTTTATACAAATGAACGCAAAAGAAACATTGAAAGAAATCCGCACGATGTTGGGATTTTCGGACGAAGAAGTCAAAGTTGAGATGGCGACTGCTACCTTGACTGACGGCACAATCATTGAGTGGGAAGGCGATTTGGCGGTAGGTACTGCCGTATTCGTTCAAACCGCTGAAGGTAACATTCCAGCACCTGATGCAACTCACGAGGTTGAAGGTGGTATGTTGGTAACAACCGTTGGTGGTTTCGTAACTGAAATCGTTGAACCCGAAGTTGAAGTTGAAATTGAGGCTGAAGAGTTCGCAACCGTATCTGCATTTAACGACACCGTTTCCAAGTTGGAATCTGCAATCGCTGAATTGTCTGCAAAGGTTGAGTCATTGACTGCATCAAACATCAAACACAAAGAAGCTATGAGCAAAGCTATTGACCTGATTGAAAAGGTTGCTGATTTGCCAAGCGAAGAACCCTTGAAAGCTCCCATTTCTACCAAAAAGAATGACCGCTTTGAGGCACTTAAAAAATTCAAAAACTCTATAAACAAATAAAACTATGTCATTTAATGTAAGCTCACTCGCTAACTACACCAATGAGCAGTCAACTGACTTGTTGGTAAAAGCATTGTTCGGAAGCAAGACTTCTTCAACTTTGCAATCTGCAAACCAAGTTCAAGTAGGTGTAAAATCTGCATCTGCCTTGAACATTCTTGCTTCAACCGTTTTCTTCCAAGCCGATGGTTGTGGTTACAACCCATCCGGTACAACTGCCTTCACTCAAAGAAACATCACCGTTGGTGCTGTAAAAGTTGAAGAAACTTTGTGTCCCAAGACTTTGGAAGCAAAATGGATGCAAACTCAAATTATGCCCGGCTCACCTACAATGGTTCCCTTTGAAGAGCAAATCGGTGCTGAAAAGGCTGCCGTAATTGCACAAACTTTGGAGACTGCTATTTGGCAAGGTGACACCGCAAGTGGCAACCCTAACTTGTCTCGCTTTGATGGTTTCGTGAAGTTGATTGCTGCCGCTTCTCCAGTATTGGGTAACTCTGCTCCAACAACTTTCACTTCAATCACCGCTGCAAACATTGACGACATCTTGGATCAAGTGTACGCCAACATTCCTGCTGCCGTTGCAGAGAAGAATGACTTGGTTTGCTTCTTGGGAATTGATGCTTACAAGTTGATGTTGGTAAACTTGAAGAATGCTAACTTGTTCCACTATGTGGGCGATGGTGCTACTTCAATGGAAATGGTTTACCCCGGTTCTAATATGAAGTTGATTGCCGTTGGCGGTTTGAACGGAACTAACAAGATTATTGCTGGTTCTTTGAGCAACTTCTTTATGGGAACTGACTTGATTGACGAGCAAGAAGAAGTGAAGATGTGGTACTCACAGGACAACGATGAAGTTCGTGTTCGCTTCACTTTCAAAGCTGGTGTTCAGGTTGCTTTCCCCGGAGAAATCGTTTACTTCACCCTTTAATCCATTTTAAGATATGCCTTGTTTACTTACTTCAGGATTTGCCCTTGACTGCAAAGATGCGGTTGGAGGTATAAAAAGCATCCATTTGATTAACTGGGCAACTTCAGGATTCACCGTTGCAAGTGGAGAAGTTACCGCAACCAGCGTTGCGAGTGGTAGTGTTTACACTTACGAACTTCCCAAAGCAACTGGGTCAATGACTATCACCACAAATGTGAGTGTTGAGAATGGCACATCCTTCAACCAGTCGGATGTTGTTTTCAAACTTCGCAGATTGTCAACCACCAAAAGAAATGAAATGAAATTGTTGGCACAAGGCAGATGTTTCTGCATCGTGAGAAACAACAACGATGAGTATTTCTTGGTAGGTAAGGAGTACGGATGTGATGTGACCGCTATGGTTGCAAACACAGGTACTGCGATGGGTGATTCAAATGGATATGAGGTTACCTTGTCAGCGATTGAAGCGGAAGCACCTTATAAATTGCAGAGTTCAGTTGTTACCGCTTTAGGTATCTAATTGGTTCTTGATTCATAGGAAAAAGAGGGAGGGCAAATGCTCTCCCTTTTTTGTTACATAAAATTGCCATCGCTATTTTGTTATGATGCTGAAAGTAACAAAGCAAGATTCGGAGTATTGGTATGTGACTCTCACCGAAAAAGTGACGATTGCAAACCCTTACTTTCTATTCAGTATGAAGTGCCGTCAAACCGATGCAATCAAGAACTTCATCTTGACCGATGTGTCCACGCATCCCGAAAGATACAACAAGTTTCTTTTTGATGAAGGTGCAACCGATGCAAAGACATTGGAAGTTGGTGAACACGAGTACCGAATCTATGCTCAAATTTCATCCAACAACTTGAACCCTACATTGGCAGATGAGTTGGTTGAGACAGGCATCCTGAAAGTAATCCCATTGTTAAACGAAGAACTATTCTATCAAGTATCGTGAGCGAAAAAATATACACCACGCAACGAGATATGGGTGTTGAACACGAAGTTCAACTCACCGAGAAATTGTTCACCACACAAAGGGACATTGGCTTTGAACGCTTCACCGATTTAGAGAAAAAGAACTACGATGTTGATGCGTTAAGGGCTTATTTTTTATTAACTGAAGATTCATTTTTATTGCTCCAAGAGGATGGAGGTCGTTTGGTAGAAAGTTATGGCTAATAAGAAGATTTCACAACTTGATCCGATAGGAACAATTGATGTCAATCAGGACTCAATTCCAATCGTTGACTATAGCGAGAATGTCACCAAGCGGACAAACCTTGCCAACATCGGTCAGCGTGTACTGGAAGCAAGTACAACCACCAACCTTGCGGAAGGTAGCAACCTATATTTCACCAATACTCGTGTTTACACAAAGGTCAAAGCGTCTTTGTTGGCTGGTTCAAACACATCCATCACCTTTGATGATACGATTCAAACTATCACCATCGCATCACAAGGGAATGTTCAATCGGTAAACACCAAGACAGGTGCAGTCGTATTGACAACCACCGACATCAGCGAAGGAACAAACGAGTATCACACATCAGCAAGAGTGAGAGCGGTCATCTTGACCGGATTGTCAACTGCAACCAATGCAATAATTTCTGCAACGGACACGGTTTTGTCTGCCTTCGGAAAGTTACAAGCACAAATTACCGCTAACCTTTCAACGCTTACATCACACACAAGCGACACAAACAACCCACACTCGGTTACAAAGGCACAAGTTGGGTTGTCAAATGTGGACAACACAAGCGATGCAAACAAGCCAATAAGCACGGCAACGCAAACTGCGTTAAACGCCAAAGAAAATACAATCACCGCTGGAACAACTGCCCAATATTATCGTGGAGACAAGACATTTCAAACACTTGACAAAACTGCGGTAGGTCTTGGTAATGTCGCAAATGTAGACACCACAAACGCATCAAATATCTCAAGTGGTACATTGGCTGATGCGAGGTTGAGTTCTGCCGTTACAACGCAAGGAAACACATTTAACGGAGCATCTCAACTCGTGAAGTTAGACGCATCCGCAAAACTTCCTGCGGTTGACGGATCACAATTGACAAATATTCCTTTATTCACACCCCCCAACGGACTTTTAAAAATTGCATCTGCAATAAGCACAACGCTTCAAACGGTTACTGATTATTTAGGCAATTTAGGGGTTTTGCAATTGTCAAGTCGCAGAGTTGGTATCTTGTCGGATAGCGGAGTAACAACACAAACATCTTCTGTAATACAAGCAACTACTACTAACGCAAGTTTAGTAATCGCTCCTAATGGTACAGGGGCTATTGTAGCAAGTATTCCAGATGGTACTGCGACCGGTGGTAATGCTAGGGGAACTTATGCTGTGGATTTGCAAATGAGTAGAGCAAATGCAAGTCAAGTTTCTAGTGGTAGTGGGAGTGTTATAGCTGGTGGATCTCAAAACACAAACACTTCAACAGGTGGTTTTATTGGTGGAGGTGTTCTTAATAGTGTTGGAGGTGCAGATAACTATCAAAGTATTGTAGGAGGTCAGCAAAATAGTATTACTTCAAGTGGTCACTCTTTTATAGGAGGTGGAATATTAAATAGTATAGCTACTGCAAGTTCTGTTGGTGCATCTTCTATTTTAGGAGGTCAATCAAATTCAATAACAGGAGGCGCAAGATATTCTACTATTGGTGGCGGACAATCAAACACAGCATCTACAAACACACACGCTACGGTTGTGGGGGGTCAGAGTAATACAAGTAGTGGGCAATGG